TACAGAAAGTGTTTAGTCAATAGTGTAAGTGACTTGGAATGCACAGGTAAACGCGCCCGAGAATCCAGCTTCGGCAGTTAAACAAATGTCGTAACTACCGCCCGGATTGCTGGTATCACCAGCATTTTCCCAAAGTTTGTCGCCCAGTGTATCGACATCTGCTGCTTGAAAACGAAGTTCAGCACCGTCTGTGGCTTGTCCTGAAGAATCATAATTTTCTGCGTAGAAATTGTCATCCTTCGCTGTATCTGAATCGGTTGGGTAGATACCACAGTCTAGGGTACCTGTTCCGCCTTGGTCATCAGACCACAGTTTGATGCTTAAAATGCGTGCATTGACTGGCAAGCGGCACATCCGGATAATATCACCGTCTGAATCCCAGTCTGCTGATGCCACCTCAAAGTTGTCCATGGCAATTCGGACGCGACCGCCCAAAAGACCAACATCGTTGAATACAGAGGGTACTGCATCCGAGTTTGTAATTAGATTAGATTTGGTTGTAGCCATTTCTAGTCTCCTTAAGAAGCCGAAGCCGCCATCGTGGGGTCAGGTGATGACGTGTTGCTTCTGGTTCAAGTGATTAACCCCATGTCATTTATTCTACTGCTGCAATCTCGACGATTTTTTCTTCTTCGAGACGTGTAGCACCAACAGCCATTGAAAGATACACATACATTGAGAAGGATTTGTCGGGACGTGGGGCAATTTCTGTTACCACGTCTGCGCCAACACCCAACTCCAGCCCTGATTTAGCCCATGCAATACATTGACGATCACCGTTTCCATCAGTGTTTAATCGCTCTGAACGGATGAATTTGAAACCCATAAAGGTATCAACTTCGCCCTGTACCAACGCTTTAACACTGTTAAAATCGCTTGAAGTCACTTCGGTCGATTCTAGCAAATCAGTAATCTGCTTCGCGCTGCACGCGATGAACTTTTCTTCATCTTCTGAAACTTCACTTTCATCCATCAGTTCCTTGGTGCTACGCAATTTTGCAATCGTTAGACCCGTTGCTGCTGCTGCGACCTTTTGACCCGATGGCAACACAACGCTTGTTGTACCATCAACGCCCGTATATGCTGTTCCAAGGGCTGCTGAGATAATTTCGTCGTCCATTGCACGACCCATTGCCCATGCAGCATTTCGTGCATACGCGCTTTCTGGGTCAATCAATAGTCGAATCTTGTCCGCATCGTCAATCAAATCGCCCCATTCGTAGTCTACGAGGGTCAATGCTCTGCGGAGGTGTGGTGTGTTCACCAATGGTGAATCACCGTGACGGCTAGTACGCTTAATGGCTTCGGTTGTTCCGACCTGATCTGTAAACTTGCGTTTACCGTTCACATCGCTGTCAACCATAACTGCACCACGTAAACGACTGCCACGCTGTTGAACGATATCCAATACATTTGATTGATATTGCTCAACTTCTGCTGTAGTAATTTGTGAGGACATAATAGTCTCCTGTATATAAAAACACAATAAGACCAGAACCAACATGGTCCTAGTCAAAATACAGGAACGCTACCCAAATCCGGACATTCCCTGACTCATTACGCCCGCTTAGGCGACTGGATTACCAGTATCAAATCAGGCGACTTAAAAACAGCCGTTGTCTAACTAATAATACAATACACAAATACAACACACTATTGCAAGAAATTATCCCTATTTTAACATTTTTTCTGGCAATCTTTACCATCTGGTAAAAATATGCTCAAGTAACAATACACCATAGTAACAAACACTTCGAATAACAAAACGAAGAAGAACCGAGTTACCAAATGAAAATGGTAACTGGAAGTGTCATAATGGTAACGAGTGAAATGGGGCTGGAAAATGTGGAGGTGATATTGTGCGATTCGAGCGTAGCACTTGGGGGGGGTGTACCCCACTATAAACACCGATAAGGGAGATTCCTAGCAAGGGTGAACATTACCCATATGGAGATATATCTTGTTGATACTTCGTGCCTGTTGCTGTCCTTTCTCTTCGAGTTACCGTACTGCTGCTTCATGAGTGTCGAACCGCGAGTGAATGCCGCTGGTCCTTCGTTCTTGTTGCTGTCCTGTCTCTTCGAGGTGGTCCTACGTTCTACTGCTGATCATGGATGGACACGTAACCATTTATGGCTGCCGATGTTAGGGTACTGTTAGGGTATAAAAAAATTTGCTATTTTAGTACTTTACCTGTTGTCATTATGGTAACTTTGGACGATAATACCTCTAGTCAAATGATGGTATTTGGCAACAATATAAGAATGCAACAATGTACAAATATCCAGAAATAGCAGAACATTACAAAGAGTTACTACTTGAGAATGGTCAAGAATGGGCAGAAGAACACAAAGAGGATTTACACCATATCGCATTCAATGAGGAGAAATACATCATCGGTACGCATCGGGCTAAGGAGTGGCTATCCGATAAGGTGTTCGATGTCATCGAGATTGTCAGAGAATATGAGCAAGACAATTTCGGTGAAGTGAATACCGATTTTAGCGATCCCGAAAAGATAGTCAATATGTATGTGTATATTGTTGGGGAGCAAGTAGTACAGGATATTACCTTAGAGGATGTTTTTAGTACCGTTCAATAATCCACCACATGACCGCCTACCTTAGCGGGTAGCGTGGTCGTTTTACTGTTTCAAGTTTTACACAATAACCAGCAATATAAGGATGCAACAATGAAAACACAATACCCAATAGAACGCGACCATCGCTACACAATCAACAAAGAATACACTGGCCACCCATCGGCAAAACCTCAATTCGTTATTCGATTCTGTGGTGATTGGGTTGATTCTCGTCAATCCTATACCAGTGCAGTAGTCAGAGCAGTAGGACATAATGCCGAGCGTATGCGACCTTATTCAGTCATAACAGTAGTCAGTAGTCATTAATTAGTCAGCAACAGCAAAAGGATGCAAACAATGTTTGATGATATTACTTCTGGTCAGATTTTTGGACTGTGGGATAATGGTTTCGTAGTCGTAGGGGTAGTGTTTGGATTGACTTGCCTAGAGAGGTGGATAGCACGTTCAATTCGTGGGTCGGCTAGTCCAAAAGCGTGCCTTATTCTTGGGGCTATTCTTGGTGGTGGTAACGCTAATACAATTTCAGATTTTTTGGGGGCTATGTTTGATCCTGCACTACGACAATATGTAGTCGGTATCACCATAGGTACACAATATATTCTCATACCCTTTTATGTCTATTGGGTATACCTGTTTATTCGCGGTCGAGTAGTCAGTAGTCACTAATTAGCCATCTCATTGATGAAACCCCAAGTAAGGAGGACGATGGAATACACCCCTCAGATAGCTAAGCATAATATACAGGCTATGTTGCGTATGTATGTCGCTAAGTATCCCGAACTATCTAGTAAAGAGGTTTGGGAGTTGATGAAAAAGCAGGAAAGTCATTTCTTGGGACTTGACTTGACTGCAGAAGAAATGAAGTCCCTTAGTCGAAAGGAGAGTATCCGAAAGGGTACCTTCTTCAAGAAACGTAAGAAATGATTAGTCAAGTACATACAACAGAATCCCTACAATCCCAAGATGGCGAGTATGAGAATTACCATTATCAACTAGAGGATGGCGAACGGTATCAACTTACCGATGGCGAATTGGGGTGGCTAGCCCATGTAACCCATAAGTACATGATAGCTGACCATATTATCGAGAATATGGAAGATAATATCTACACAGTGGATACCATCGGTCTAGGGCAAGCAATGGACGATGACGGGATGTTCCCTAAGATAGTCATGCTATCTGAAGATAGCGTACTACATCGTATAGCATTTTATTCAGCGTATGAACCAGAGGAGGATCAACAATGACCGATACAGTCAATTACAACCAAAACAAAGTATGGGTGTTAGTCCACTTCAACACTGGACGTATAGAGGCATGGCAGGCAGAGAAGATATTAGAGGATTCTGCTAATGTTTGAACTACATACGAGCGATTTTGACCCTTGCCCCGCCCGCGCCGTGTTGCGTCGGCGGGGTGCTTTTGATGGTGTGGCTGGTACTGCGCTGGTTCGAGGTCTTGCGGCTCACACAGCCCTCGAAAATCTGCACAAGGATACGAGCGAATTAACGAGCGATCTAGTCCAGCACGCACTGGCTAGCACTGTAGATATGCTTGCGAGCGAGGGAAGAGAGGCGAGCGATGCGGTCGAGCGAAATATAGGGAGCATGGCGAGCGAAATTGTGACAATGCTCGAAAGCTACAGGAGAAGGATACTCCCATTAACGAGCAAATGGACTCTACTTGGCACTGAAGTTCCTGTGTACTGGGAATTGCGCGACGATGTTCATTTGTCAAGCCATGTTGATGTGCTGTACATTGATGAAAACGAGCGAGCAATCTGTTGGGACTGGAAGTGGAGGAAGGACGCACTTGCTATATCTGACCTGAGCAGGAACCTGCAACTCGCGTGCTACTGGGGAGCCTTGATCGATGGTGGGCTATTTCAACTCAAGACCAACGAGCGAGCGAGCGGGTGGGATTGCTCAGGCGATGGATGGTATAGCCTTCCCGACGGTTCGAAGGTTCCGTTGGTGTCGTGGGTTGACCTCCCCTCACTAAAGCCATACGCAAGGGCTACAATGGGACAAGATGATAGTGGAAGGGCGATTCAGTACAAGAAGGGTGACGATAGACCTGTGTGCAGGGTAATCCGTACACCAAATTTTCACCCCAAGCAACTGGGCAACATTAAAGATGCAGCACTGGTTCGAGCCGATATGATAATCAACGGAACAGCACCATATATCCCGCAGGGATGTAGCCATTGTGAATGCGAGCCGTGGTGTCCGCGATTTGACATGGCTACGACAAGTGAGTATCATGGTGTAACAACTAAAGGAGATTCAGTATGAAACGATTTTTTAAGGCACTATTCGCAGCCCTTGTGGGTTGTGTAGACCGAGGAGAAATCCTCCCAGACAACAAAAAGGAATAAGATATGACCACAACAAAAAACAGTAAGGTAGCCACCACAAAAACCGACAATCTGGGGTGGGCAGGAATTATGCCTGCGCTACTTAAAGCACAGATAATGGTGGAAAAGGTGGAAAAGGATACACAGGGGTACCAATACAAGTACGCCACAGCAGAATCTATGTATTTGTCTGCAAGGGCGGCACTACATGAGAATAACATTGTTGTTTTTCGAAAATCTTGTGAAATTCTAACGCACATAGACACAGAAGTAACAAAGGGCGACGTGTTGACCGCGAACTATGGTCAAAAGATGATAGTTGTGTACGTGGTGTATTGCGGACAAAGCTGGGTTGAATGCCCAACAGAATATCCCATATGTGTAAAGGGTGGGATGAGTGACAAGGCTCTAAATGCCTCGTTGACCACCTGCCTCGCATACTTCCTGAGAGATTTGCTCCTCATACCTCGCTGTGACGAGGAAGTTGACCAAAGACCAGACACAATAGCGCATTCTGGTACAAGGACCACACCAAAACCAAAGGGTTCTGGCAAGAGCAACAAGCAAACCTTCATGGCAAATGTTGGGCAATGGATAAACCGAGATATTGCCGAATCTGATACAGCCGAGGCTTGTATTATCTTGCTCAAGAAAAACGATTTGCCGGTAGACGGATCGGCTACTTCAAAGCAATTCAAAGAAATTGCTGATATTGTTTCCGGATACATCGACGAAGCTATAGAACCTGCTACCATATTGAGCGATAATGGGTAATTTGCAACCATACTTGTTCAGACCCCTTAGTTCCCGTATCACCATTTACGGGGAAGTTTACTCATTGCTTGGGGTCAGAACTCCTTTATTGTGCGATACCTCGGTCTTTACGGTCGGGGTATCGTTTTAACTTCTCTCTCTTCTGCCCATGGGTGAAAGCCTTTGGGTGGATTTTACAACTCAATCGAGCCGCACCCACCGGTTCATCTGCCTGCGGGCAAGTGGGTACCCTTAGCGACCTTGGGTTCTTTCAGGTCGTAACCGTTCGCTACGAGATGCACTAGTCAAATCTCATAGGGCGAGCGAGTGCCAAGACGCTCAGAATAAGCGTAACCGCAAAATCTTTACC